GGCAGGGCTTGCAGACCGGGAATTACAACACTTACAATAATACCGACTTGCAGCAGTACGGCGGTCAGTCGCTGAATGCAGGCTTGCAGGCGTACAACAACACCGCGCCCGGTTACCAGAACGCGGCGAACGCCGCCGGCTCGCAGTACACGCAGCTTGGGCAGCAACTGCAAGGCGCGGCAGGTCAACAGTTCGGCGCGCAAGGTGGTTTGCTTAGCGCCGGCCAGCAGCTCTACCAAACGTCGCTGGATCCGCAAAACGCGCTTTATAACCGCAGCGTGCAGCAACTGCAAGACCAGACAGGCGCAACGAACTCGATGTACGGGCTTGGGTCTTCAGCAGCGGGCGCAGGCGTCGCCAACCAAGCGCTCGGCAACTTCAATATCGACTGGCAGAACCAGCAATTGCAACGGCAAGCAACCGGTCTGCAAGGCTATGGTGCGGCGGTGGGCCAAGCGGGTCAGGCAGCGGGGCAAGGCGGTGCGCTCGGCAGCGCGGGCGCTGGGTACACGCTGCAAGGCGGTCAAACGCCGTACACTACCGGGCAGCAGATCGCGGCGCAACCCGGCCAACTAGGCGGCGCTTACGGTTCGTACTTGCAATCGAACGTGTACGGACCGGCGCAAGGCTTGCAGCAGCAGGCGATCCCGTACATGAACTACGGCCAGGGTGCTCAGTCGGTTCCTTACCAAGCGCAGGCGCAAGGCGCGGGTGCAGCGGGCGCGCTGGCGTCGCAGGGTATCAACAGCCTGGGCAACAATCCGCAACTGCAAAGTTCGCTTGGAAACCTGTTCGGCTCTTCGCCGTCCACTGGCTACTTCGGCAGCACGCAGACCCCCGGCAACTATGCCGGGACGGGTTACGGCGGCTACGGTATGGGCACGGGCGGAGACTACTACAGCGGTGGGGGTAACACCTACGGCTTCACGATGTAGAGGCGACTATGGCCGGATTCAATGTAGCAGGGCTTCCTGCCTTCCTTCAGTACCAAGGGCAGTTGCAGCAACAGGAGCAGGCGAAGCAGGAACAGCAAATGCGCATGCAACAGTGGCAACAGTCCCAACAGGACCGCCAGCGGCAACAGGCCGCGATGGCGGCGGCGGGAAACGCATTGCCGCAACTTCTGCAAGGCGGTATGCCGGCGCAACAGCCGCAAGGCCAAATGCCGCCCCCTCCGCAACCCCCGGCACCCGGCCAGCCTTCGCAATCTCAGCAGCCTCCGCAAGGAATGCCGTTGCCCGGTCAGGGTATGCCGCCGGGGCAGGCGCAGGTGAACCAACCACCATTGCCGCAGGGCCAACCGCAACAGCCTCCGCCGTTTCGGCCTATGCCGACAAGCCCGCCGCCTCAGCAACAGGCAGCGCCGGCAGCTATCGCCCCGCCTCCGCAAGCACCCCAGCAACCGCAAGGGCAACCGAATCCGGCTGACGACCAGATGGAAGGCGGGTTCTCGTTGCAACGCATTGTGAAGAGTGGGCAGGACCAGGGGCTTTCCGGCTCCGATTTGATGGCGTACATGCAGACGTTCGAGCCGTACATGACGGCTCAGCAGAAAGCCAAATCGGAAGGCATCAAGACGCAAATCGAGTTGAAGAAACTTGACGCGGAAATCCAGGCGCATCAGATCGCGGCTTCAAACCAGCAATTGTCGCTCGCGGAACGTATGAAGCACGATGACGCGCTCGAGAAGCTGGCGAGCCGTCGTGCGGATATCTCTCAGCAAAGCGTAGACATTCGCGCGCGTAAAGGCACTGGCGGGGCAGGAGGCGCAGCGCCCGCCGCGCCAGCGGAGAACGTCACACCCGACGCGTCCGGCAACTTGCCCGAACCGAAAGGCGTGGCCGGGTTCTCGCCGCAAGCGATCAAGGCTTTGGGCGAAGACTACGCTGTGCGTGGTCCGACCGCGCTTGCCGGGTTCGGTTATAAGAACCTGCCGCCGGCAGCGCGCGCAGAAATTGTGAACTACGCAGCAGCGAAGAACGCGGCAACTGGCGGCAACTTCGCGTCGAACAAGATCCAGTATGCAGCGGATACCGCGGGTGCACGTGTGAACGCGCAGCAGGCAGCGAAGACAGACGCTGCGGCAAACGCCTTGACGAGTCCGGGCGGAATCGGTGACCAGTTCCAGCAGTCTATTGACGCACTCAACCGAACCGGTATCCCGATTGCCAATCAGGTGCAGATGGAAGCGTTGCGCAAGACTTTCGATCCGCGCGTCTCGGCTTACGATACGGCGATGAACGGTGTCGTGTCGGAAGCCGCGCAGATTCTGGGGCGCGGCACGATCACTGTGAACTCAATGGAAGAAGCCCGCAAGGTGGTGAACGGGTGGCACACGTCCGAACAGGCTAAAGCCGGTCTCGCGCAAATCAAGCGCGAAGCCGCGACCACGGTCAAGGCGTCCAGTGAGGAAGTGGCGAAATCGGCGCGCACGCCGAAGGGCCAACCGGGCATCGGCAACGGTCCCGCAGTTGGTACGGTTGAAGGCGGGTACCGGTTCAAAGGCGGCGATCCTTCGCAGCAAAGCAACTGGGAGAAGCAGTAATGGCCGGCCCTTGGGAGAAGTACGCAGCGCAAGCGCCTGCCGCTGTTCCGCCCTGGCAGAAGTACGGCGGTGCGCAAGCCGCGGCGCCGCAAACGGGCTTGGAAGCACTGCCGCCGGAGCCTGGCGCACCGCAGAACGCCGCGCCTCAGCCGCCGGACGAATCGCTTGGTAAGAAGATAGCTGGCGTCGGTGAGGCGGGCGCGGCGCTCGCTACTGGCGCTCTGGCAGGGCCCATTGGCGCGGCGTATGGCGTCGGTAAGACGCTCGCGAGCGGCAAGTACGGCACGCAAGCGGGCGTTGCCGAAGGCGAGAAGGCCGGCACGGAACTCGCGAGCAAGCTTACCTACAAACCGCAGACGCGAACCGGGCAGGAAGCCGTAAGCACCGTAGGGAAGGCGCTTGAACCGCTGCAAGCATTGCCGGTTGAAGGGCAGATGATCGGCCAGATTCCGCGCATCCCCGCGGCAATCGGCAAAGCAGAAGGTGCGCTTGCCGCCGCGCCGAAGGCGATCAGTAAAGCCGCGATCAGCAAGTTACCCGGTATCGATCCTGAAACCGCACAGCTTGCGCGCGATGCGCATTCCATGGGCTTCCGGCTCACGCCCGACCAGGTTATGGGCGGCAAGTACGCGAAGGCGCTTGGCGAAGGCGCATCCTACGTGCCGTTGTCGGGCAGTAACTTGAAAGCGAACCGCGAAGTATTCAACCAGCAACTGGTGAAGCAAATCGGCGGCACGGGCGACAAGCTGACCCGGCAGACATTCAACAACGCCATGAAGGCGTCGGGTAACGCGATTGGCGATATCGCGGAGCGTACCCCGTTGCCGATCAAGCCTAACTTAATTGCAGGGTTGCGGGAACACGCCGCCGGCCAGGTGCCGGACGTGGCGAACGTGGTCAACCATTACGTGGATCTGGTCAACACCGAAGCCAAAAACGGCGTGTTGCCGGGTTCCGTTTTTCGCAAGATCAACACCGATCTAGGATCCCGTATTCGCAGCACATCGAACGGCGACTTGAAGTTTGCGCTTAACGGCTTGCAAGAAGACTTAATGGACGCGCGCACGCCGTATCTTTCGAAAGAGGATGCTGCAGCGTACAACGTCGCGCGCAAGCGCTACGCGATTGGCAAGACACTTGAACCGCTGGTCGCGAAGTCGCCAACCGGCGATATCCCGCCTTCCTTGCTACTTGGCGCGCTCAACGCTACGAAGTCAGGCAAGTCGCTTGTCGCGAAGGGTGCGGCGGGCGACCTGGGTAAGCTAGCGGATATCGGCCAGCGTTTCTTGAAAGAGAATCCGTCAAGCGGTACTGCCGAACGCCGTTGGGCGCAGGCTATCCCTTCCACGCTTGGCGGCTTGGCGGGCGGCACGGCGGGCGCAGCAGGGGCCGGCGCGGGCGCAGTTGGCGGCTTGGCGGCGGCATACGGCGCGGCGAACCTGTACAACCGCTTTGGGCCGTCAGTCACTCAGCAGTTAATCGATCGGCCGCCAAGGTGACCAGCGCAAACAGAAGCAGGAATGGCGGGAAGATGAACGCCGTAGTGGATCCTTTGAACAGCAGACCCAATCCGGCGAGCATTACTGCGAACCAGAAGAAAAAGCTAAGCGCTTTCATCAGTATCTCGGCTGTTGCAAGTACTGCATTTGCTGTTGAGTGCGCATTCTCTGCATCTCATAGACTTGCTCCTGTTGCGCCTGTAGCATTTGCTGTTGGTATTGCTGCTGTTGCTGTCTGTACGCTTCCTCCTGTTGGCATCGCGCATTGGCTTGCCAGTCGTTCGTATAAGGGCAAAAAGCATTCGCGGCGAGCGGTGCGGCGAGCAGTAAAGCAAGAATGAGTTTCATGTGAGTCTCCCAGGTTGTTACGACCACTATAGCAGTTGCAAAATGAGAATACAAGATGCGCATCCTCGTAATTGATATCGGTTCCAACGCCCTCGACTTGTGCATGCGATGGCAGCAGCAAGGCCACGAGGTGCGTTGGTATGACAAACCGCGCCCCGATGGCACTGATCGCCATGCGGGCGAAGGCATCATCACGAAGATTACTGACTTCAGCGATCTGCGCAAGAAGTGGATTGGGTGGGCGGATCTGATCTACACGCCCGACAACGTGGGGTATCTCGACTTGCTAGAGCCGTATCGCAAGATCGGTTACCCAATCTTCGGTTGCAATCTCGAAGCCGTTGAGTGGGAGCTAGATCGCGAAGTCGGACAGAAAGTCATGGAAGAGTGCGGCATGCCGTGCATCCCCGGCAAAACGTTTCACGACTACATGTCAGCGATTGCCTATGTCAAAAAGCAGGGTAAGGCGTTCGTCTCGAAGCCTTCCGGCGATGGTGAGCGGGCGATGAGCTACGTCGCGAACAACGCCGCCGATCTGGTCTACATGCTGCAACGGTGGAACAAGATCCCGAAGTATGTCCAGGCGGCGCGTGAGATGGGCTTCATCCTCCAGGAGAAGATCGACGGAATGGAAATGGCGGTCGGCGGTTGGTTCGGACCTGCGGGCTGGTCGAAAGCCGGTTGGGTGGAGAACATCGAACACAAGAAACTTTTCAACGGTGACTTAGGAGTTAACACAGGGGAGCAAGGTACCGTTGTTCGCGTTGTGAAAAAATCGAAGTTGGCCGATCAAGTACTCAAGCCCGCGACAGAGCATCTACACCGCATCGGGTATGTCGGTTATATCGACGTTAATTGCATGATCACACCCGACGGCACGCCGTACCCTCTGGAATGGACGATGCGCGATGGATGGCCTATCCGCCACAACCTGACGGCGCTGATCGAAGGGGACCAAGCGCAATGGATGCTCGATTTGGTGAATGGCAAAGACACCCTGAAGTGCAAGCTAGACGCCATCTGCGTGTCGGTCGTCATGGCGCTACCCGATTACCCTTACTCAAGGATAACTAACAAAGAGTTATGCGGGATACCTCTTTATGGTGCAGAAGACATTGACCATCTGCATTGGTCGGAGGTGATGATAGGCGACGCTCCGCGCGAAGTTAACGGGAAGGTGGTTGACTTGCCGGGGCCTGTCACCGCCGGGGACTACGTACTTGTTGCCACGGGGGTAGGCGAAACAATTACGGGCGCTCGACGGAGCGTGTATAGTGCGCTCAAACGCGTTAAAATTCCTAACAGCCCTTTCTACCGAACCGACATCGGCGCGGGTAGGCTGAAAAAACAACTCCCCGAATTACAACGGCTCGGCTATCTGACAGGCATGAGTTTTTAATGAAAACCTGCACGAAATGCGGTCTTACGAAAGACTTGTCTTGCTTCCGGCGGCGTAACCCGAACGGGTATAAACCGGACTGCAAAGATTGCGCGCGCCTGTATAACCTCGCGAATCGCGAGAAGCAGCTTGAGCAAATGAAAGCCTATCGCGAAGCGCACCG